ACAATTGTCCCGTTACGCTGTTATTGTATATAGTTTCATTAAAATATTCTGGTATAACCTCTATGCGAGTTGTAATTGACTTATTATGTTGCTTTGCTGTATTTTCGAATACTGATTTTGTAAAGTTGCTAGGAACAATTACTAATTGCATGGTATTTAATTTGTCAATCCACGCTTCCGGACAAATATCACCTTCAGTTCCCGCAGTCACCCCGATATTATATTTGCCAACGGCTTGAAATTCATTTGGTACTGTAATCTGCACCCAAATATCTGGTTGATATGTTATTGGCATTGGAATAATTCGTTGATTCCAATCCATTGGTATCGGATATGTAAATGGTGTATGTCCCCATGGCAATGAAAGCAATTTGATGTCCCATTCATTGCCTCGTTGTTCTATAAAATTTGTAATTATTTCTCGAGCATGATGACCATACCCTGATTGTGTTGCTACTGGTGACGCTATAACTACTGTTCGCATACTATTCCTGTTTTTTCGTATTGTTTTGGTGTAACTTTATTTAATGTATATCTAGGACGAGATATTTGTTTTGCAGCAAACATGTAATCGATCATTTCAATCATTTTTTTGCCCATTTGGTGTGCCGTTAATCCATTTTGTAATGCCCACGCTCTACCCGATTGTCCCATTTCAGATCGCAATGTTTCTGGAGTGTTGTACCAATATTGAATTGCATCTGCAACATCTTCAAATTTGCATCTATCGTCAAAAATATATGGAGTAGCCGGCGAACCTTGCAAGCTTCTGTTACTTGGAAATACTGGCTTAGCCCATATCCCATGTAATTTGTATTTTCCGGTGTGATTTGTTGCAAATTCACCATTAAATCTAATCCATTCTTCATTTTCATCTACAAATCCACATTGGTCTTGTAATCCGCCAGTTACGTTATTAATAATCGGAGTACCTGATAATATGGCTTCAGTTGAACTAAGTCCCCAACCTTCATTGGATCCAATATTAACTACAACATCTGCTACATTGTATAATGCATTTAAATCTTGTGGCGTAAGTTTTTGTTCGGAAAATATTATTTTACAATCCGGAGCTAAAGTTTTATATATAGCTCGCAAATCTGTGCCATTTTCGTCAATGACTTGGGTATGCATTAGCAATGCAACACGTTGTTTTTGTGCTTCTGGCAATGCATCGACAAATGTTTTGAATGCTAATATAACATCGCCTGGTTGTTTTCGTCTAATGTTTCTATTATTCCAAAATACTACAAAATCTACATCATTTTTAGTTTTAATGTTGTCATGCATTTGTTTGTATACAGGATCGGTGGATTCTAATGGTTTAAATGTATTATGGTTCAAACCGTGAGGAACAAAACCGGTAATAATTTGATTCCAATTTACAGCTTGTGACATTGAATCGCTATCATCATAATTTACAACATCAAATCCGTTTTGCGTAAGAACTTCGCGATGAATATTATCAGATTGTTTGCTAATACCCATAATTAAATCACAACTTGCATAATATGGAGCATTCCACATCGGATAAGGTAAATCGTCCCAAATTGAATAATAAACTATGGGAATGTTATATGTTGTTTTAATTTCATGTTCAATAGCATACAACCATGTCCAATATCTAGGATCGGTAAAATGAAATATTGCATCTGGTCGTTCTTGATTAATCAATGCAAACAATATGTTGCGATCGCCATAGCCTGACCATGGAATTATTTTTACTGATGCATCTTCAACGCCCGTTTCTTGCGCAACATGTTGTGATAAATCAACTCCGCGACCATGTTCTGGATGTTGTAATGCTGCGCCCAATTGTATCCAATCATAATGATGTACGGTGTTAAAAACAATTTCTTGGCTAATTGTTCCGATACCTGACGGCAATCGAAAATCGTCTGCTAACAATAAAATTTTCTTCTTCTTGGGCTTGTTAAGGTCGATTTTTTTTAATTTTGGTAACTGCATTTATTCCTTTATAACTTTTATATAAATATGGTTTAACCTAGTATAACCACCGGTTTTTGTAATTTTTTAGTTCTAGTCCATGCTGTTTGTAGCACTGGGTCTAATTGTGTTTGATTGCTTAAAATCATCATGTAATCGCATCGTTCTGCAATAAGTTGCATGCGGTGATGTAATTGTGAAAAGTGATATGGTTTTCCATAATATGATTCTGGCATTGCTGAGTACATGTTGTGTCCTGAAAATGACGGATTGTATTCTTCATATCGCAAACCAAATTCCAATGTATACTTTCTAACCATACTATTAGCTCCTTCATTTCCGCCAGCACCTACTATAATCAAGTCATCTCCAAATTTCTTTTTTACAAGTTGCAGAGTTTCTTGTATCTTTCTTTTATTTTGCCAATCTGTATTTCCGATGATTGCAATTCTTTTCATTGTCGTTCTCGTACAAATTTAACACCCTTTGGATAATGCCCGTATACAAAACGAAGCATATGTTCCAATGTTTTTCTATTTTCTTTATGATCAGGTCCATCTACATTTGTGCATAATGCATATTCCATTGTGCATGTACGTTTGCCATTCCAAGATGCATGATTTTGCATTTCGAATTCGTAAACATATACGTGTTTATGTCGCCAATTAATCATATCCTATTATAATGAATTTTATTCACGAATCCTATTTTCTTTGGGACAACGTTCATAATCAGTTTTAAATGGACAATATTTGCAATTAACTGCACCCTTACCGGCAACAGCTACATAGTTTCTATCAGCATTCTTATTGCCCTCGGAATCAAAACAGGCATCAACAAAGGATTCAATTTGGCGCTGAACTTTCTTTTGTGTTACAGACCCAGCAGCCGGTTTATGATTTTGAATACGCTTTTGTGGAAACATTGATTCTTCAACGATTTTGCGTTTAACAATAAAGAATTCAACTTCAATCTTTTCGCGTGGCACACCAAACTGCTCAGCAAAGTAATTTTTATATGCAATTAACTGTGCCGACTTCATTGCATCTGATTTGGCTGATTGCTTCCAACCATTTCGAGATGTCTTAATGTCAAACAATTTGAAAGTGTTGGTAGGTACGTGTCGCATAACAACATCAATGAATCCATACCAATATACTGAAGGATTGTTCGGCGATGCTTGATGACATAATTCAATTTCAATGCCTACCAATTCCCAATCTTTGCTTGAAAAATATTGTCCTCTTCGTTTGCTGAACCATTGTAAAATAGCAGCGCCATCTTCTAGGTATTCTGCCAATTGTAAAGGATTGGAAAAATGTTCTCCACCAAACTCTTGTACACATCGTGCATATTCTTCTCGAAGCTTGTTTTGCAATATTCCGCGTAAATCCAAGCTTTCTGCTTTCTTAACGGATTCTGTATACATTACGGTTAAGAAATACTGAAATGTCTCATGGAATGCCGTTCCAAACACTGTTTCAATTGATGCCTGGAACGGCGCGAGACCATCGATATATGATAATTTCCAAGAAAGCGGGCAACGTTCATACATTGACCATTGCGAATAAGAAATCTTTCTTGGTACGGATGCCGCATCTCGTACTGCTAATCTATATACTGGATTAATATAAGTGCCTTTCATAATCTATTATATGAAATTATTTATAAGAATCCAATTGTTCTTTTATATAAATGTCGATTAAATCTTTGGTTTTTGATAGATCTTGTGCAAATGAACCTTTGTGACGGCATCTTACAATGCGTTTAATGATATCGAATTCATAAGCATTCAAGCCCCACTCTTCTGCAAATTTATAAAGGCTATCTTTGCCTTTGTAATGTGTTTGTGTGTTTATGCTCACTTGATTCCTTTCAACATTTTCTTTTTTTCTGCATCACTATATCCGTACATTGTTATAATGCGTTCTAATGCAACTTTATCTAATAAGTCTGCATAATCCGCAGCTTCTGATTTGCTAACTTGATAATGTTCTGCAAGTTGTGCAATTAAATCTTTGTCAAATTTATCTTCAGACTTTCCTTTGATATATTTTGCAAAGCTTTTATTGGTTGGCAGTAATTCATAGTACAACCGATATGTTTCTTGTGGTCTAAGCAATCCAATTGTATATGTTTGCAATTCATTGACCAATTCCGTTAATTCCATTCGCATCGATAACCAACGATTAACAATAAATGGAGAAAATTTCTTTTGATCCGTTTCAGACCATTTTTTCCATTCGCGTTTTTTATCCGTTACCCCACCAATAAAATCAAAAATTGTTGCACCTTTCTTTTCTTCTGCCATTTATTATAATTTATATTTTTTACGATATTGTTCTTCCAATTGTTTGCCTATGCCTAATTCTAAAATCACAGCAGCATCAGGAACTCCAATAATTCTCGTTGCATCTAAAATATCATCTATAGATTTATTGCGAAACGTTTTCATTTTTGTACGCGCATTGCTACGATCCGATGTTTTAAACACAATTGTTACTGTGCTTTTGTGATAAGATATGGACATTATTTTTTAACTTTAATTGGTTGAAATTCTTCTGGAATGCATCCGCAATCGTCACACCTAAATACTGGAATTGGAACCATAGTATCTTTATCGGCACCTGTTAAGAATTTAGATACTTTGTTAATTGCCATTACTTGACGAAAATACATTCCGTCACATTCTTTACATGTAATTGGTTGCATATCATTTGGACCAATATTAACATTCAATTTACTCATAATTCTCCTAATAAATTTACAAACATTGCCATTATGTTGATTTCTTTATCTACGACACTTGCATCTTTGAATTGAGATTCTGCAATAATCAAAATGCATGGAGCAATATGACCATGTGCAAAATCATCTAAATTGTCATAAAGAAATGTATATAATGGAGTAAAATCTTTTACTTTGCTATCTGCAATCGTCTGACGTATTTTGTTAAATGCCGCTTTTTTATCTTTGGCATTTTTCAAAACTTCTAATACTTCCGTCATATAATTTGCTTGAATTGCACTTGCTTTATCCAATTGCAAATTACCATTAACAACAGATGCTTGTGCTGCATTAATTGCTCGACGAATATCCGGGTATGATGCATTGATAATTGCAGCAACATCTTTGATGTCATAACTAACACCTTTCTCATCTAATACTGCAACCAAACGCTTTGCTACATCTGATTTACTTGGAGGTGTAATAGCAAATGTTTGACAACGTGATTGAATTGGATCGATAATCTTTTCAACATAGTTACATGTTAAAATAAAACGAGTTGTTTTGCTATACGTTTCCATCAAATTGCGAAGTGCAGCTTGAGCATTGGGTGTTAAATAATCTGCCTCATCTAAAATAATGATTTTCCAACGACGAAATCCAACTGTAGATGCATAACGCTTAATCTTATCTCGTACAGCATCTACCGAGTTTTCATCTGATGCATTGATATACATTAAATCTGCATCTACGCTGTTTGCAATTATTTTTGCCAACGTTGTTTTACCTGTTCCAGCTGATCCATAAAATAATAAATGCGGAACATCGCCATTTGCGATAAAAATCTTAACTTTTTCGATAATGTGTTCATTGCCAATATATCCTTCTAATGTGTCTGGGCGAAATGACTCTACCCAAAGTGTATTTTCTTGTTGTCCAATCATATTATTTGCCTGTTGATCCGAAGCCGTGCTGTCCTCGTTTTGTTCCTGATAATGATTCAGTTATTTGCCATTCAATTCGCTCTACTCGTGCCAATATCAATTGTGCTATGCGATCGCCTTTAGCAAATTCAACAACTGTGCTGCTATGATTTATTAAAATGACACCAATTTCTCCTCGATAATCAGCATCAATGGTTCCGGGAGTATTTAAAACGGTTACTCCTTGTTTCAATGCCAATCCACTACGAGGCCTAACTTGAATTTCAAAACCTGCGGGTATTTCTACATATAAACCAGTTTTTGCTAAAACTCGTTCTCCCGGATTCATAACAATATGTTCTGTACATCTTACATCCATACCGGCACTTTGAGGAGTTTCATATGCCGGTAACATGTTTAATGATTCGTTTATTACTTGTACTATCATATTAATTTTGTAACATTACTAACCAATAGGTTGATTCAAAATCCGCACCCGTAAATGCAATTCGAGCTAATCCGTCTGGTGATACTTTCAATTCTCCGCTATCTCCGCGATTTGCTACTAATACTTCTTTTAATTTGTCTGCCGAAAAACAAACCGGTTCCATTGTTGTCATTGTGGTTGGTCCTACTTCAAATGAAATGTTATCTGCATTAACTGTGGTATAATTGATAATGAATTTAACTTGTCCGTTAACAACTTGCACTGCAAAGTTTTTTGCATCCGGCAAGGCATTTTTTGCTTTGATAAATTTGCTAACAAATTCTTCATTAACTGGAATAGTAATTTCATAGTTAGGTTCTGCATTGATTGCTGGCACTGCAGGAATGACCGTTGTATCAGCTAACATAAAAGTTGCTTGCGTGCTCCCTTCTGAAATTTTCATTGCATAATTCTTACCAGCTGCATTTTTAACATCCATTGTAATATTTTCGCCCAATGCTCCTAGCATTTTAATTAGTGCTCCGGTATGATTAATACCTAACATACCTGTCATAAATGGTGCGGTATTCCATTTGATTTTACCTACCACGGTTTGATCCATATCAATCAATTCGCACCCGATTGAATCCGTTTGTTCTTTTAAAATAACCGCTTCGCAATTTCCTGCTAAATAATAACGATTAATGAACGATTGTAACTTGCTTTTTTCCATTGTTTATTCCGATTTAAAATGTAAAGAATTTATTAAAATTTTCTGCATCAGTGGTTGATATACTACTACCACCGAATTTTTTATATGTTTTGATGTATTTTTCATATACTTGAGGAGCTGAGTCTGGATCAGCAAACATTTCATGTAAAGATAAAATTACATCATATAAGTCTCTTGGTATCACCGTTTCTAACAATTCAACGTGACTATCAACCATTTGATTGATTTCATTTGCTGCTTGTACATACAAATGCGTATTGTGAACTACCATTCTTGGCATTGCTTCTTGCGAATAACGATCCAATCCGGCATCTGTCTTACCACCTAAATATTCATATGTAAAATCCGTACAAGCTGGACATCCCATAGAACAAGGTACATGTTGAGTTAAGTCGATTGCAACCTCTCCAATTTTGCCTTGCTTGATGTGTGCCTTTCTTCGATATTCGGCATTCTTCGGAAAATACAATTCAGAAAATGTTTGTGACTTGTAATTCGTTGAATGAAGATATGTTCCAAATACCGGATATTGTCCTGGAGATGAAGAATCCGTTGTAATATAAATTCTATTATCTGTTAATTTATTCATCAACTTTTGCAATGTAGCCAAAATAAAGAAATCTGAAATTTTACTAATGCCAAGTAAGTGAACATACTCTAATCGTTTATTTTCAAATTCTCGCTCTTTAAGCATCAAAGAAACCGCAAACATAAAATCAACTAATTTCTGCGGACCTCCAATCGCCCAACCTTGAAAATCAAAATGCTTAAATTTGTGATACCACCATGTATACTCATCAGTATTTGAACCTTGCAACATGTTTAAGAATTTTGTCTTGCCACTTTGATGCTTTTCAAACCAAGCAAAATTATCAAAACTAATGTCAGCACATAGTGCAAATTGATTTTTATATTTTGTTTTAGGTGGAATATCTAAGTTAGCTGCAACATCGCTATTTGCTTCTAACCAATGAAAAATCTTTTCTCGTAATTCATTGCTATATGGTAATGCACCTGTTGCAATCTGATAACCACCCGAGTCACCAAATACTAGCACATCTTTTTCTAATCCTAGTTGATCGCGGAAATCCATTTTCTTGTAATGATGCCCTGCTGTAACCAGAAAGTATGGATGTCTCCAATCTGCAGGATATCTAGAATCAAAGAATTTTACCGGATCACCGCTTGTAAATTTCATATCTTTCTTGAATGCAGATACCATGCTGCCTGCAGACAAAGATGGAAAGTATATGAATCTTTTATTTTCGCTCATTGTAGTCCTTTAAAGTATTAATTAATTTAGTTGCTGAAAAAAAGTTATTATGTAGTTTTATTGCCAATTGTGCAACATGTTCTGATAAATCTCGTTGTTCGTATTCCAAAATTGCCTTAACCGCAGCATCAACAGTGTCTGCTCGTTTAAACATTGGATCATACATTTCCGTATATGACAATCTATTTGGAACTATAGGACATGCTCCGGCACAAGCTGATTCATACATTGAAATACCCAATGTTTCTTGATCTGCAAATGAAACTGCAAATCGTGCACGTTGAAGCAATTCATGATATTCTTGTTTATTTAAATTCATTTCCATTGCAACACAAAATTGATAATGTTTCAATTCGGGACGAGCTGCCAATTCTTGAAATAAATCTAAACGCTTTTCTGGTGCAATGCGATGCGGAAATACAATGATGTTTTCTTTTTGTGACCAAAGACGCGGTGCAATCATATCATAGGTATATTCCATTGGCCAACCTGTTTTATCAAATGATCTGTCACGTGAAATATAATATGTTTTACTCATTAATTTATAATGTGCTACAGTTGCAATCCAATTATGATCATATGCTGCAATCATTGCTTGCTCAGCGTGTCTAATCCATGGTTTATCTCCTACGAGACGACCTAAAAAGTCATTTGGGTCATATGAACCCGCGTGCCAAAGTCCGTGCGTTACAACAGGAATATTTAAAAGCTCACTCATGTATTTTACATTGATAATACCCGGATGCCAAGCATCTGTAAAAATGATATGGTCTCCTGGTTGTATATGTCCGTGAGTGAATAATTCAGCTAACTTATGAACTTGAGTTGATTTATACATATTGGTACCGCCAAAATTCAAAAAGGCACCAGGAGTTGCAGCTTCTGGAATATTTAAATCTCCTTCTACTACAACTACTTCAAATCCTGCATCTTCCAATAGTTTTGGTACATGAGTCTTCCATTCGCAAGTATAACGAGTTGGTACCGATTCTATGTCTACTAAAAATATTTTCACGATTTTGATCTTTTTATGATTGCACCATTTTCCCAATCTTCCCAGACTTCTACTTTATAAAGAGATGGGAATTGTTCTAATAACCATTCTCCAATTGCTTCGCATGACATCGAACCAAACTCTAATACATTAACCGTTTCATCCGTAAAGCCAATTCGAAGTTCTTTTTGAATTGCACGATTCAATAAAATAAATTCTTCATCGCGATCGGTATGCGTTACTCGTGCATAACAACGGAATCCAAACATATGTCGATGGCGTTCTGATAAAAATGCTACTTCTGGAAAAATGTCTTTTGCGTCGGGCCAACAATGGAACCCTTCAATACTAAATGTTACTACTACGCTGTACTTCATCTGCTATTAATTTTTTATATTTAGTTGTTGACCAACCGTGGTCTCTGCTTAAGTATTGAATTGGAAGATCTAAATCATCTCCGGTAAATGACTTACCAATATAATCATCACCTAAATAACGAACATATTCAGCGGATTTGTTTTCAGCAAACCGCTTTAATTTATAATGCAATTCTGATTCCAATGTATATGGAATAACATGATTAACGTGTCGCAATGCAATCAACATCTCCGTTCTATCTTTAACTGAAAGAATGGGTTTCATTTTTTCAGGGCGTTCAATGGTCGGATCGGTTTGAAGCAATACCCATACCTGATCACATTCATCTTCCATTTGTTCAAACATTTCAATGTAGCCTGGATGCAATACATCAAAACTACCAGCAATAAGTCCTATCTTCATTGTCTATCAAATTTATAATCATCTGGAGTAACATGTTGCATATTGTGCACGGTTGTACAATACAAAGAATAATCTGCATATACAACTTTGATGCTATCTGTTTTCTTTAACAATGCAGCATCTTCACAATCTAACATCAATAAAACGTGTGCTCGAATTCTAATCATCGGCGGAATATGTTTTAACATGCCCGGAGTTACTTCTATGGTAACAAATGTAGTATCCGTTATCATATCAAATATTGAACTCCACGCTTTACGATCAACTAATTGCTGCGTTGCAGGCGAACAAATATAAATGTGCGCGCAAGGAGTCAATTTTTCATATGTTGCTTTCATATCTGCAATGAATAGCGTTTCGATATCGGTAAATCGTCCTTCAACTTCTTTACCATACCAATGTGTCCTATAACCAATCATACTTTATTATAATAAATTTATTCTTATTTTCCAAATGAAAAGAACTTTGCCACTGAATTATTTTCTGGAAACGCTCCCCAATTCATAGCCGCATAAAAATCATCCAATTTGTTTTTTAATTCCTTTTCAAATATTTTATTTCGATCTATGTATTGAGTAACAAATTCTTCAATTTCTTTTGGATCTTGATATCCACGCAATGCCATTGTATCAAATCCATATGGATTATCTGATAAGTATGCCCATTTTACCTTTTCGCCGTTTTGAATAGGTTGAATATCTCGAATTTTGTGCATTGTCAATAAATCATTGAAATTGATTGCTGACTTAACATGTGCTGGAGTTCCTGATAAATATCCAGTAAATGGTTTGCGACCTTTTATGAATTTTGATATTTCTTTGACACCCGAATTCTTCATTACATTGAGTACTGGTGATTTCTTGAGATTGTTTTTAAATTCATGAATCATATCCGTTGTGGCAGTCTTATCTCGTTCTTTAAGAATGTGCCACAATGTTTCTTTCATGATTTTTTTGAAATCTTCTGGAAATGACGATCTAACAACATCCAATCCTTTGATATCTAATTTATCCGTAGGTTTGCCCTCTTTAAAAATTACCCATTGTGCATATCGTTTTTTTGCAATCCATAAACCAGATTTGGCAACATATTCTTGTTTGATTTGCCAACGATGTGATGCGGTATTGTGAAACACTTCAGCATACCGATCATACATTTTATTTACCAATGCTTGTACTTCTGATGCAATTGCATTGGTTTGGTCAATCATAAATTGTTCGTCTGATTCATCATATCCAGGAAAACGTTTTGCAATAAGTGGCAAGCTAGATACAAATGTTGAATCTGTATCTGTATAAAAAGCAAATTCTGCTTTGCCATTGGTTGCATTAACAAAATGATCTTGTCCTGTTTCTTTTGCATAATGATTGTTAATTACCTTTGCTGAAAATTTGATTACTGCTTGTCCCGTTGCTGTAATTGCACCTGCATTATCTAAATCGTGAAAGCGAAACGTTTTAAGTCCTAATACTCCATAAAATGAATTGAGCAATACTTTTTGTGTTAACTGCATTGCATCATAAAATTTATATTCTTCTGACCCTACTTCGTATTCATCTCGTTTGTCTTTAAATTCAACCCGTTCATTAAACCATTTTTCTAGAATGGTTGGTAAGAATCCTCTTCGGTCATTTGTGTAAACTGTACCATTACTTGCAACTGTATAATTATTATCGGATAACCATGCTTTAACGTGTGGAACATGAGTACCATTTTGTAATGTTATTTGTTGTGGATCTGATTTCAATAAGCATTCTTGGTCCCAATTTTGAATTACTCCCAATTTGGTTTCTGGAGAAATATTCAAACTCATGATGATGCTTGGATAAAGTGATGTTAAATCTAAGTCATATATCCATTTGTATAATCCTGGTATTGGGTCTTTTACATATGCTCCAGCAAGTGCATCTGCTTCCGTTTCTTCTTCAACAAATCTAAATTGTTTGTTAGGAGCAACCAATCCATTGCGTTTCAAATCTACAATTGCAGCACCATCCAAATATTTAGATGCATAATATACATCTTCATATGGAACGTGACCTTTATGGCATATGGTTCTTGCAAGTGCAATTAATTGCAATTTGTCATCCATTTCATAAATAAGATCAACGTCGGTTACGTTATATTCTACAAATTTATGAATATCATCTGCAAACAATTGATCCAAATCTCCTTCGTATTCAACCTTACCCCTACCCAATTCCTTTTTAGCAACAGTGTCTAATCGATAATTTGGTAATTCGGTATATGTAAACTTTTTATACAATGTCAAATAATCTAAACTAGATACGCCAAATATTTTATATCGACCTCTATTTTTATTCCATTCAACAATTCCTGCCGGAGATAATTTTTTAATTGCTTGTGCACCTAATACTTTTTTGATGCGATTGATAAGATACGGAATATCGAAATTATCTGTATTCCATCCTGTAATTACTGTGGGTTGTATTTCTGCAAATGCATTGATAAAACGCATTAACATGTTTGCTTCTGAATCAAATATTTCTACCTGATATTTATTAGTAGCAAATGAATCGTGTTTCACTCTTCTTTCTTCATCTAACAGCAAAACTTGCATGGTACGCCCAGCTTTATCATAATATGCAATGGACGTTATTCGCGAACGAGCTTCTTCAGGAGTCGAATACCCATCTTCGTCCCGCTCTACTTCGATATCAAAGAAAAAGTCTCTATGCCCTTTCGAAACTAAATCGCTTTCGTAATAAAGGTCGATAAGCGTACGCATTTCTTCATTTAAATCAGATTCATATGCAGTTGAATTATCTTTCCAATTGCCATCAACCCGAGACAATTTAACGCCGTCTAATGATTGAAATTGCCCTGCCTCATCTGGCAAGTATGCATATGGTTTGAATGGGAACTTTTGATGCCCTAATTCATCATCCCATACGTGCATGATGCCAGTTTTTTTGTCGTAACCTATTGCTTGGTATCCCATTAATCCTTTTATTTTTTAAATTTGCAATTATCAAAATGCCAACGATACATATTTGACGGTTGGCCGTTTTGTATACAATGTGGACATTTTATTTTTATTTTAGGAATTCCTTTTAATTTTTCACTAATTTTTTTTCTAACTTCTAGTCGTTTAGCTGAATTTAATTCTCCCAATTGATCAAATCTAGGCTTACCTGATTTTGCTTCACTAATTTTTTTTCTAACTTCTGGGCGCTTTGCTGGATTGTTATCACCTCGTGTTTTTTCTCGTTCTAATTCAGTTTTACGTCGAACAGGTCGTTGTTTTAACTTTTTAATTATATTATCATAATCTGGATGATTTGATATTGTATCTCCTCCATTTCCACCTTTAGCTATGTTGTATATAGGTTTTAACTTATCGATCCAAAATATTTCTCGATTATTTAATTGAATTTTATTATTACACAATTCAATAATTTCTTTCTTAAAATTTTCTAGACCATGTTTTTCTATAGCTCGATTCAATAATATACCACTACCTAAATACATTGGATCATTTTTTGAATCCTGACCAATATAAAAATTTCCATTTAACAAATTTGTAGTTTTATAGATAATCATAACAACTCCTTTATTATAAATATCTAACCCGTATCCTAAATTGAATAAATATCTGGCAATTCACGATTTAATCCTAAATCGTCATCTAATCCATATCCAGCTACATATTCATCTCCTAATTCAAATCCACAATAGTTAGTTAAATCAACTCCACCTTTTCTTTTTAATAGAGTAACAACCTTAGCTGTTTCCGGAATATGACTGTTTACTATGAACAACATTTCCATGATGCTTGTTCCGGAATCGCAAATGTCATCTACAATGTAAACGCGCTTGCCTTTTAAATCTAATTCCAATGATTTAGTAATCAATACGCCCCCCGAATTGTCTCGTTTGTCGTATGATTTTAATCTTACAAAATCAACTTCATGATTGATAGTCATTGCACGACTTAAATCTGAAAAGAAATGTATTGCTCCGTTAAGAACGCAAATTAATACTGGAGGTAATATTGCTTCTGATTCTTTGTGATCTTGTGAAATTGCATCTGCTAATTCTTTGATGCGTTGTTGTATTTGTTGTTGTGTTATGATTTTTTCCATAATCTATAAATTCCGTAAACATTGATTGCGATTATAACTAAACTTAAAACTAGATGACTGTAATTGTCAATGAAAAAATCATAAGTAATCCAACCAGTATCTCCAATGATCCATGTAATCATTGCGGCTTTTGTCCAGCCTCTTGCATTTGAAATGTAACCAGCTAATACCAAAGCTGTGCTAACCCATCCTAAAATTTCTATCATTGTTGTTTGATTAAGGCAATTTCAGATTCTCTAACCAAATGATATTTTTCTCCAGCAATTGAAACTTCTTTATGATCTCCGATTTGATTGGAATGAATCATAACTTCATTGCCTTCTTTAACTGACATTGGAATTCTATCTCCAGTTTGTGTAAAAAGACCCGGCCCTGTTTTGACAACATCGGCATAACGATAATCGTCTGTGCCTGTCATAATGATAATACCGCTTTGCGTTTTATCCGTTTTTTCTTGTAGCTTTAATAAAACCTGATCTCCTGTTGGTAACCAATTCATAACTTATTCCTTTTTTAATTAAACATTTTTCTAATTGCATCTTCCGTAATGTTATTGCCTACAATGCGACCAATTCCATAGTCATTCATCGTAATAATTACACACGGAACACTTTTAACTCCATACTTATCGCACGTTGATTTATTTGCATCAACATCAATAATCTGTATAGGAAGCTCTGCAGATAATTTTTCTATTCGCGGTCTTAATGCTTTACATGGACCGCACCATGATGCCGTAAAATAAAGTATCTTTTTCATTTTATCTCGTATATTATCTTAACGTTGCCAAACGTTGTTGTGGTTGTCCAATTCATTCTTCTTCTAATTGATCAATTAAAAATCGTAATCTGTTAATTTCTGCAATAACATCATCGCCCAACTCTATTTTAGACATCATGGACAAATCCATTACTTGCGTTTCTAAAACTTTGATTAATTCTCGTTGCGCGTTTATTAAATCTTCTTTATTCATTATACTCCTCGTTTAGTGTCAAATGCAATAATATGGTCTCTTCCTGTCATGTTATATCCCTTTTCGGCACACATATCAAATACCACAGGATACATTTTAACCAATTCTTCTCGGGTATCACCTGCAGGCATAATAAAAGTCTTGTTCTTTGGAATATTAAGAGCTATTCTAAAGTCTTCTATTTCTTGTAAATTTTCTTCTGTGCCATCCCATACTGGTTTGTAATGATAATCGGAATGAAATGCAATCATTTGTTTGATTGCTTCGTAATTGAGACGAAATTTATTATGTTGCGCCACCATCTTCTCATCCGTAATTGTCCCTTGCGGCGTAGCAACACCCACAACGGGAACACTGTTACTAAACTTAGGACTAAGACTAACCAACCCAATAGGGTAATCAGTGGCAACAAAATGGGAGCCTTCGGTTTCAATCGTGATAAGAATGTTTCTTTCATGGGCAAAATGCGTTAATTCATTTACCAAAGCCGGATGCATTGTCGGTGCGCCTCCAGTTAACATCATTTCTTTAATGTGCGGATTTTCATCGTATATCTTTATGATATCATTAAATGTAAATGTGCCTTTTTCTGGATGTATACTTGTGTACCAGGAATCGCACCAACCGCCCTCACCAAAAAAGCATCTATGTGTACAACCCGTAGTTCGTACTGCTATTGTAGGTCTGCCAAATCGAGAGCCTTCGCTTTGCACACATCGGTACAATTCTACTACGGGCAATGTTTTTGTGTAATCTGTTATTCTTTTAGAAGGGGAGGTCGTCATCGTGGTACTCATTACTATTGGTAACATTTGTTTCTAATTTATTTAATAAAATTTCAATTTTAGATTCTAGCTCTTCAATTCGTTGATATATTTGTATTAAAGAAGATCGTCTTACAATCGGCGTCAAATCCATATCAGGTTTAGTTGCAAAGAATTCATCCAAAAATGATACAGGATACAATTGCACTTGACTGTATTCTGGTTTTTGAGCTTCTTTTGGTAACACTCGCCATTTAATCTCAACGCCACGTTTAATGGCTTCAGCTGTTACTTCTCGGCCGATGTTGCTACCTCCAGAACCTTTGCCTAAATATTCAAAAAGCGATATATAAGTTTCGTCATTATTCTTCATAGCTTGCTGAGTTTCGTTCGTGTTCATATACTTCTACTTTTATTGCTTTTACTCTGCCTTCGGTTTCTTCTTTTAAGAATGCATTTATTGTATGATATAAATGTTCTGCAAACTTTTCACAACCCGTTGCTGGCAATATTCTAAGTTGGATTATATCATATGAATCCATTTCTTTAAACATAGGTAAGAATGGATCATCTTGTGCTACAATTACGGTATGATCAAGTAAATAGTTAAAGTATTGAGTTGGCGTTTTATCATCAATCTTAGTTTTAGATCGTTTCATTCCGCCAAAATCCCATACCCAATTACGATGATCTAATTCACCTTCAAACCACACTCTAAAGGATACTGCATATCCATGCAAGTATTTACAATGTGTGTCTTCTGCTCGCCATTGCCGAAAACAAGTTGAATACCCATCAAATAATTTAGTTGACTTAAATGTTGCCATTAATTATAACCTTTTACAAATTGATAAAATTCTGATCTTGCATTACCATCATCCAAAAATGCTCCAGATAACTTTGCAGTCTTCATTGAAGCTCCACCATGCTTAACGCCGCGGCATTGTACACAATTATGTGTTGCTTCAATCATAACCGCAACACCTTTATTATTTTCAATAAGTTCATTTATTGCATGATGTATTGCTACTGTTAATTGTTCTTGTATTGCACCTCGTCTACCAAAATGCTCTACTACTCGATTCAATTTACTTAAACCGATAACATTGCTATTCTCACCCGGAATATATGCAACATGTACATTGCCCATTATAGTCTGATGATGATGTGAGCACATTGAAGTTAATGGAATACCTCCTTCGAATACAATGCCATCATATCCATCACTAGGAAATGCTGTGATTCCTGACATTGGATTGTATCGACCAGCCCATAAGTCATTAACATATGCTTTTGCAACACGGCGTGGAGTATCAGATGAATTTGGATCTTGCTTCCATTCTACGCCTAATGCTGATAAAAATTGACCGTAGTGATAAGCTGCGTTTGCAATGATATCATTTTTCTCATCTTCAGTTAATTCAGCATCAGGTCCATGTATTGCTTGTTTAGTTGCTAATTGCGTGGAAATGCCATTAGCAAATCCAGATTTAACCAATTCTAAATTGTTTCGTTGTTCTTTTGTCATAACTTAATTCTTATTACTAATATAATAAACTTTATTGAATTTTCAAAGTTTTTGCACCTTTTTCGTGACGAGGTTCATACGGGCAATGTCGACATCCATTACCGCAACAAGAACCGCGACGGACATGATATGATTCAGACATTACTCGCCGTCCCTCAGAATCATAATAAAAGTCCGTTGGAAGGAGCTTGCTTCCAAACTCCTTCGCGAACTGTTGTTGAACCCAATCTTTTGATGCTGGCTGTAACATTATTTTATCTCACAAGCTCCGCCTGCACAAGCTAATTCGCCTGATAGGTCTGTGTTATCATCCAATTCAATTACTTGTGTCAAGTCAATATTTGTTAATGATTGCAACATGACTTCATATTGGTCTTTGCTAATATCTTCAAATGGTGCTTGAGTATATGTGCCGCCGTCATATGGCAATACTGATAATCCGTTATAATGGTCTCTGTTTTCCCACATCCATTCTCCTGCCATTTCCCATTCATCAGCTTTTAACGAAACTGTTGCAGATACATTGTGTGTGTTGTTTCCTGATCTATGTCCTGGTTTTACCCACTCCAAGTGCACCTTTTTAATTCGTTCTAATAAAGCAAATGGTGATTCGGTACGAAGAATTGCGCCTTCCGGTGCTTGTTGTGGAATTGAAATAACTGCAGTATCATGCGGACGGAAATATTCATCTTCTACTAATTCTGGATGATATTCTGCTAAATATGTATAAATGGCTTCATTCTTACCAACACGGATTCTTCTCATATAATAATCATTGTGCCAAGCATGAATACCTGATGATGTTCCTAATGTCAATGATGTTGTTCCTGCAGGTTTAACTGTTGTGGTACGCGCTGAACGATTAATACCAATCAATTCTGCTACTCGTGCATTTTCTTCTTTAACTGCCTTTGCTGCTGATTTCATATCATATCCTAATACTGTGCCTGAGCCAATACCTGTCATCGATACTCCAATAAGTGCATCTTTCTCAGTTGTGCGTTTCCATACCGGACGAAGATAATGAAAATCTGTATATCCTGCTTGAAGTGTTCCAATAAATGCTGCAGCACGTACTCGTGCCATTAAATCGTCTTGTGATTCAATATCCGATGCATTTACTTCACATAAGTTACAAAATTGGAATGGTCGAAGTGCAATTTCACAACATGGGTTAGTTCCCCAATCTTTGTCATTGCTTAAATAAATTCCAGGCTCTCCTGCATTTGATAATTCAACTCGTTTCCACAAATCCATGAAAAACTCTTTGGTAACTTTGTGACGAATCAATACTGCAGAATTATTTGCTCGACCTCGTTGTGGATTAATTTCCCACCAGTTACCCGATTTACATGCAATCATTTCTTCATCGTCTGCACTAAACAAACTAATTAGAGCCGCTCTACGAATTCCTCCTGCTAACACTGCATCTGCAACGTGACATACCATATCATGTACTTCAATTGGAGAAAGTTTGTCGCCATCTTCTTTGGCATCTAAAATACCTTGCAATTTAATCAAACATTCTTTTAAAGGTTGTGGTCCCGGAGCTTTTCCTCCTGATGTAACCAATCTTGCACCTTTAGCTCTAATATCTGAAAAATCAAATGAATACGATGTTCCGCCTTCAAAATAAGATTTAACTAAAACCTTTACGGCATCTGCCCATCCTTCAATTGAATCTGCAATTAGATAACGACGCATACGTTTTGTATTTGGTTTGCGAATTTCTGGTAATGCATCAACATGATGTTTTTGTACAGAATATCCAACACCCGTACCGCCTAGCAATAAAAACATTGCCTCAGCAAATGCACGATAATCATCTATAGGAAGATATGCACAATTATAAATTCGGTTAGGAGAGATTTCAATTGGCTTACCACCAAATTGCAAACTACGCATTGATGGTAATACTTTTTTGTCATAGACGAATTGATATGCCGATTCAATTTGATCCTTTAATTTTGGATACTTTTTGATGTGCATATTCATGTTTCTTGTAACTAGTTCTTCCCATGTTTCTCTGCGGTTAAGCTCGGGAAGATATTTGGCATATTTCATGTATACCGTAATTTCACTTAAGATTTGATTTGAAATCTTCATTGTTGTAATCTCCTTAGATGTTTTTATTAACTTAAATTTTTTAGATGAAAAAAGGAAGGAGAATTCCTTCCTGCTTTCTTTCATATAAATATCATTTTATCCCAAAGTTCCGCCAAGATCTTTAAACTTTTGTGCTAAATTTTGTTTCATCATGTTTTCGCCGGTTTTCATGATCTGAGTAGTTTGTTTGCCTTGTGCCGTTTGTGGTTCAAAGAATTGGAATTGACCATTATTTGTATTGATTTTACTTGGCAATGTAATACCATCTGGACCAAATCGATTCTTAATAACATGCCCTCTACCAGTTCCTGACATTTTATCTTCCACCTTTCTAGATAGCGACATTAAAAAGTCAGCAACCATTACTTTACCATATGATGATGCAATTTTATCTGCTTCAATAATATCTTCTTCTAATGCACTACGTCCTGCTTGCGATGCCGTCCATACTGGAATTTTATATTCTCCTGCCATACCCCGCAATTCTTCATATAAATCTTCCAATGCTTCGTGCTTATCTTTTTTAGTATTTACTTTGAGCAAGTCGCCGTAATCCACAATAACCAAATCGGGCGTTTTGCCTTGCATTATTGTTTTTTCAATGTGTGCTTTAAGTGCCATTACTCCTACCGACTTTGTCGGATAGTATTTAATAGTCAATTCTCCCGTTAAAGAACGCATCTTTTCTTCCACCGTTTCTTGATGGTGTTTCAATGTTTGTGCGTTTATACCGGTTAATACCGAGTCATATCGCTGTCCTACATAATTTTCATTGAGCTCCAATGTATAATGTATAACCGTTTTACCTGCTCTTACTGCATTAGCGCCAATATTAATAAGCATCCAAGATTTACCAATACCTGCAGGAGCCATTACTACTCCTAATTCGCCTGGGGCTAATCCGCCATCCATTAAATCATCAATAACATCCCAACCCGTAGTAATTGTATGTCGAGCAGCCTCATTGTAACGAGCGCCTACGTTGTTAACATAATCCAAACCAATATCAGTATCAGCACCAGCTTTCATGGCACTATCCATTTTGCTTTTAATTTCATCATAATTACCCATTTTGAGCAATGATACCGAATCCATAATGGCTCGTTTAATTTCTTGATTCTTGCAAAACTTAAGGATTTCATCTTTTACAAAAGAAAGGTCATCGGATTCCATGTATCGGAATACCTCTTTCAATTGTTCTAACACTGCAGTTTTTAAGATGTCATTTTCAATTTCTGTTATTTTTACTTTAAGTACATCTTTAGACGGCGGAGCTTTGTATTGTCTAAAATGTTCCAATATAATTTCTAACAACCAACTATTTGCATCTGATTCAAAATAATCAGCTTGAATGATGTCTGCAATCTGTTGTAAAAATATTCGGTCTGTAAATAGTGCGGCTATAACTTTGACTTGAAAGCCAAAACCATACTCGGAAAGTTTGTCGGTCATATAACCATTATATAAAAAACGTTGATAAAATCAAATTATTTGTGTGTTTGTTTTGCAAATGCATTTAAAGACAACCAAGTATTGTTCAACCATTCCGGTAAATTCTTCATGATAGCCCACATCTTATCTTCATAGAACAATCTTTGAAACTCAGCACGATTTAATTCTGGTATAGGTTGTTCCATGATACCACGAATCTTTGTTGCAGTTTGTGCTGGTATGTCAAGCAATTTGATATTCATTAATTGATAATTTTGTTCAATGATGCGACTATTATCAAGAATCTTTTGATAAGATTTAGATTCTTTAATCGATGCCGTACTTTTGTCAAACAATTGTTGTGTTGTATATGGTGCTTCATTGGCTAATTCTGGAATCAATTTCAATATAGTTTTTGGTCCTATTCCGTTAACACCTGGAATGTTGTCGGATGCATCTCCTGTAAATGATCTGTAAATAACCATGTTAGCAGGATGCACTCCAAATTCTTCTTGCACTGTGTCTACATTATACATTTTCTTTTTGATAGGCGACCATACTTGAATACGATTATCTACCAATTGATAAAAGTCTCTATCCGTAGATACAATAGTAATCTTTTTGCATTCCGTTTCATACATTTGTGCAATGTATGCAATTGTATCATCTGCCTCAATTCCATCCATTGAAATAAATGTAACTGGCAAATTATCTAGATATGAAATCAAACGACTAAATTGATGTCGCATTGATTCTTGTTCTTGCTCCAAAGTAGATTCGTGATGATCATGACGTCGCAATTTGGTTTTATTTGCCCTATTTGCTTTGTAGTCACCATAAATACGTTTTCTTCGTGCAGAACCCCCGCGGCCATCGAAAACAATAATGCATCGAGTTGGTTTAAAATCTCGTATGGTTTTACCCACTGAATATAAAAATCCAGTAATGCCACCAATATGATCGCCATCTTCATTGTATGCGGGAGTTGCGCCGAAGCTTCTAATAAAAGTGTTCAGCCCGTCAAACACCATGAGATGATCATTGACACTTGACGGAGCAGAACTCTTTTCTTTTTGTAACTCTTTGAATAGCTGTTGATACTTATTCTTCATCATAAACTTCATCTACGACAATTACGTCATCAATACCACCATCAACACCGGCTTGATATTTGAAGATATAAGCATCGCATATTCTTTGATATAACCTTTCTTTTGCTTCTGGGTTATTAATAACCTTTTCTACAAAATCTTTGCTTTGAAATTTGAGCTCGCCATGAGTTTCACCAGTTTCGGTATCTACGTCTTCTAACGTATACCATGCCCCGGATTGCTTAACGATATCAAAATTCTTCATGATGTTTAACCAACCACCATAATTGTCAATTCCAGAATCATAATAGATTTCATAATCAACTTTGCGATGTGGAGGACCCATCCTGTTTTTTACTACTTGTACATTTGTTTTGCTACCCACAACTTGTTCTACACCACTTACTTTGGCTTTGATCATTCCGGTATTTTTCAAACGCAATCTAACCGAAGCATGAAATGGAATTGCCTTACCACCTGCAGTTGTCCATTGATCACCAAATGATACGCCCATTTTGGTACGTAATTGATTGGTAAATATGAGACAAATACGTTCGCGTGCAATCCAATTGGTAACTTTTCGCATTGCTTTGGACAAGATAATGGATTTGCTAGTTGCATAACCATCCTTATCATATTCGGCAGACATTTCAATTTTTGTAGATGCACCCATGATTGAATCCACTACAATTGTAACTAAACGATTTTTGTCTGATTTACGTACTCCTTCAACAATAGTTTCAATTGTTTCAAAAATTTCTTCAATTGTCTCTAAAGGAACATAGAGCATTGTTTTTAAATCAACGCCAATTGCTGTTAAAAACTCAGAACTTACTGCGGCTTCTGTATCAATATATACTGCCAATCCACCTTTCTTTTGCGTTTCTGCTAATGTGTGTGCAGCTAACAACGATTTACCAGATGCTTCCAATCCGGTAATTTCAGTGATGCGCCCAACGGGAAAACCTCCATGGGCGCGATTTGAAATTGCTAAATCGAGCATCGAGCAACCAGATGATACCCACTCTGTTACATTGCTTGGAGCATCTTCGTCGCCATCTAAAAAGAATGCAGTTTTAAGTGCTTGACCTTTAAATTGCTTGTTGATACTTTCTGCCAATGTTGATGCTAGAGCATCTTCTATTTCCAGTTTACTTTTACTCTTTGCCATTTTATAACCTCACTATTAGTTGTTGAATAAATCATCAAATGCAGAAGCAACATCATCAACTTTTTTAGTTGCAGCTGGTTTAGCGGCCTTTGCTGGTGCTGGAGCTTCTTCTTCATCATCTGAATCAACATCTGAATCTGCATTTTCTGGATTCATCCATTCTGCTAATGCTTTTTCTAATTCGTCATAAGATGGTTCTGGAAACAAATCAGTAATCTCAGGTTGATTCATGATTTTTTGTGCAATCTCTTTGTCTTCGGTTGCAGGTTGTGTATTTGGCTTAACACGAATTGCAGTCTTTGGATAAGCTCCGCCTTCTGCTGGTGTAAATTCTACATCAATATCACGACCATTCATCAAATCCGTAATGTCGCCATAATCTGGATCTGAAATGATTGAAAGCAATTCCGTATAGATTGTTTTACCAAATCCCCAAAATTTAACACCTTCAGATTCCTTACCACGAATGATTACGGGAACATAGGTACGCATTTTAGGTTCAATCTTACGACCCATTAACCAATCTTCTTTATCTCCGGTCTTTTTAAGTTTGTCTGCAAATTCTACGATTGGATCTGCATTGCCAAATGTAATTGGAGATAACATGGATTTTTTTCCGATGTCATAATGAAAATACAATTCTAAAAACGGATTTTCTTTGCGATGAACGTAAGGTACAATTCTTACTCGCGTTTTACCTGATTCAGGTTTCCACAAATTTTGTTTTTTGTCATCAGATTTGTTTAACTGATTGAGTTTTGCTTTGATAGCATCTAAATTCAAGGCCATTGTTTAATTCCTTTTCTTTAATTGGTTAATAATATATTTGTTTACTTATTAATTATAATTAATAAATGGGTTAATTCAAAGTTAATTGTTAAGTTTTTTATTTTTTAATTATGATATAACCGCCATAATCGCCGGTACCTCTATCTGCACGTTCTAATTCATTGCTAATTTTATCTGCCATTTCACTTGATAAAGCTACTTTAAATTCTACAATTCCATCATTTGGATCATATGAACGATTAATTAAAGTTTTATCAAAACCATATTTCTTAAATACATTAACGGCAATTCTATCCATAAAGTTATCAGTGCCAGAAAATAAAATCATTAGACTATCAACCGATCCTTCGGTTTCATCTGGATATCCGTTGTTATTAGAATCGGTATCTATTAAATTACCCGTTCTAGGATCGCGATTAGCACCCGAATCAAATCCTAATTTGTTTTCCAAATCTTGTAAATTAGTTTCGTTTAGATTCTTAGTTCCGAATCGACGCATATTGCCAGTTAAAATGTTTTTTAGTTTTATCATCATGTTTCCTATATATTATAAATATCAGTTCCAAACAATTTTCTTAAAAAAGATCAAATCAATTACTCGGTATCCTGCATCATCTGTTAGGATAAAAGAATTTTGATATTTGGTCCAATCTAATCGATATGATTTGTCTAATACGCCGTTATTAACAACGCGAATAACTTCATTAAGTGCATTAACAGTATACAAAGTATTGGTTTCTTTTTTGCGGTGAATGCTAATTGTATTCTGTCCCCGTTGTGTTCCTGCATCTGCATTGTATGTGCAATATAAATTGTCTGTAGCTTCTGCATTAGCAAATACAAAGATT